TTGCCACGTTTTTTCCTAATGACTTTCTTCTTGGGCTTTGTTGACTTGACTTTGTAACCAGTCTTGTACTTCTTGTTGGGCATCTTTGCTTCCTTCTAATGTAAATAAATATTCAATCCACAACAACACATAATCTTTATCTGTTATCTGAGACAACGCACGAAAAAACCATATCAAAGAAACAACAGAAGGTTGGTTTCTTCCCTTGACCCAGGCGTACACAGAGTTTTGATGCAGGCCAGCTCGTATTGCAACCTGCTTCATTTGTCCATGTTCAAGATGACGTTTCAAAAACTCTTTCAGCATGTCCGACCTTTCTTGTGTTGCTTTATTTGTTCAATAAGAAAGTGTCCACAACATTTTGTTGCAGCAAACTCACGATGATAATGTACTTCAGACCATCCAAGTTTATACTTATCAAGTAACTCTGTAACAAAAGCCATTAGCTTATCAAAGCGAGGCTTGGGACAATGATAATCCTCAAAGTTTCCTGTGACACAGATGCCAATACTGTGTGAGTTATGATTGAGAGTATGAGCACCACGCTTATTTATAGGCCGCCCTTCTCCGACACTGCCATCTTCCAAGATAACATAGTGATAACCTATACCTCTCCATCCACGAGCCTTGTGCCACTTGTCAATCTGATCGACAGTAGTAGACACCGGACTCGCACTATGGTGTATGATAATCTTATCAATCTTACGCTTACCTCTCGGCATGTAAATCCTCGCCAATGTCAGCAGCAAGCACACCCAAAACTTCAAGCAAGTCTTTTACAAGTTCTTCCTTTTCTTTGTGTGTAAATCCACCTTGTGCATAGTTCACAAGTTTGCCAATCAATGCAAAGATTTGTATCCAGCTTGCAGGAGTTATATCTATCTTTGGCATTAGTATGCCTTGTAGTTATAGCCACGAAACTTAACCGATGGTTTTTTCATCCCACCTTTTCGTACCTTAGTTCCACTGTATGCTTTTTTTGCTTTGGTCTTTTTGTTTTTACCGTACATGTTTCCTCCATTGTTACAACCACAACTCATATTATCTCCTTGTCTTCTTTTTTGCACCAGGTCTTTTTGTTTTCTTTCCACCAGGCCATAAATCTTTACAAGCCCAATACCCTGCTGTAGTAGGATCTTTTTTCGAAGAACAGTTATGTCTTGCTCGAAATGACTTCTTTGCACTATCGGAATAGTTATGCTCGTATCCTTTTGCACCATACTTTACCAGGGTTTGTCGGCCTGACTTGCATCCTAGTACAACCTTCTTCTTCTTTCCATAACCTGCTTCGCCTTTTCGTAATGCTCTTGGACTATTGCACTTCATGTTCTTTTTATTTATCTGCTTGGGCATCCTTAATATCTCTCACGTCTCTTGATATATCATCTAACTTATCTGACAACTTTTCCATGTGGTCTTGATACATTACTCTATCACTATCACACCTTTGCATCATAACATTTATTTGATCTACATATAGCTGAGAAATGTACCAAAGTGCAGCACACGCTATAGTCAAAGCTCCACCTTGACCAAGGATATGTCTCATCCATTCTTCTTTTGTCATGTTACCTCCAAAAAAAATGCCTCCCCTAGTATGCTAGGGGAGGACTACAGAACTAACTGTTATGCCATATAACGAGCTACATAGTAATCAGCAGAAGCAGGAGCAGCACCGAATGTTACGGTTGTTGTTCCACCTGATGTAACTACTGTGTATTCATCAACTCCAGATGGATTTGATTGTACTTGTTTAAGATATACACCGTTACGATAAATGTCTACTCCAGTTTCCCAACCAGTTGCAACAGCTTGGCTCAAAGCAAACGCAGTAAGAACACCGTTTGTAGCAAAGTCATCAAGCTGAGGAGCAAAAGAAACCTTGACTTCAGTTACAGCACCAGTAGCTACCTGAAGTGTGTCGATTCCACCATCAGCTACCTTAATACCATTGTTACCAACAGCAAGAGTTGATCCATCAAGATCAATAGTCAAGTCAGATACAGCAGCAGAACCATTGTATGAGGTCATGGACAAACCATTTCCTGCACTCAAAGCATTAAGATTCGCACCAAGAGCCACGCCTGAGATAGTAGAGTTGGCCAGCTTTGCATTTCCAATAGCGGCATCAGCAATGTATAAACCATCTGTATCTTTGGTAAGACTACCACCGGATTCGCTTTTAAGTTTAAGGTCAAGCTTAGCACTGGTAAACTGCATACCCGGATTTGTAGCAAGGTCTACTGAGATTACATCCGGATCGCCAGATGAATCAATAGCAATACCATCACCACCTGAAAATGTGTCAGGTACCTGAGCATCAACATAAGTTTTGATTGCTGCTGCGGATGCAAGTTTAGATGAACCACCGACAAGGGTAGTCTCAATGTCTGAAGAGTTAATCTTTGCATAAGATACTGCACCATCAAGTAGTTTGTCTACGTTAATGATCGAATCAATAAGCTGATTTCTTACGAGTTGAATAGCCATGTTAGTCTCCTATAAAGGCTGATACACTGCGACCAACGTGGTGCCAATCTCAGGTATAAATGTTGTTGTTAATGTCCGAGCATCGACTACAGTGATTTCCACCCCTGTTCTTTGTCTCACTCCATTGTAATATATCACCAACGTATCTATATTAAAGGCTAATGGAGTAACGAAAGTCTGTGTAACACCATTGATTTGTGTACTCAGGTCTGACTCTACACTACCTGTACCAAAAGCTCCACTCGATGTACCAAACGCATCTACATTACTGGGTATTGCAGACATTATACTCTCCAAGTAATCTTGACTTCACGAACATTAAATGTTCCTGTGTCTGTCTTGACCCATACTTTTGCAGGCCAAGTATCTGCGACTTCGATCTCAATCTTTATGACTGAGCTGGTCATTGTATCTGTTGTGATACCAGTAGAAAATCCTACCTGTGTGTCTCCAATAATACACCTGTCTCCTTCTGCATCTTCTGTTACACGCACAGTCAAACTGTTGGCTGCACTCAAACTATCACCATAAATCCACAACGCAGATAACGTACCGGACAAAGTAGGATACGAACGATACCCTCTTGAAGTAGGAACAAGGTCAAAGCCGATAAAACTTGTTCCCACTTCCGTATCAAAAGATTCTAATAGTTTGTAATGTTCCATCTACTTCTCTTGTTGGGTACGTTCTTCTATATCTTTAATCTCTGATAATGTATTTCTCAATAACCTTTCCATAATAACATTTTTCTTTGTGGCCTTTAAAGGAGTCAATAAGCCCAACATATACAACCCATATGCAAAGTCAGGATACACATCAAGGTCTTGTTTATTAAGTGACTTCAAGTACACAGACTCGGTAGGTATTGATACTTCCCCTTCTCCTGTGGGACTAGGCATTGTCATATCTTCTGCCGCAAACATTGATGCACGCAAAGCATCTTTGTGCGCTCTTGTGATTGCAGCTGGAGCAACACCTGATCTCGATGCTACTTCCGCAAAAGCTGTTAGTCCGATAAGACGATGAAATAAATATGTTGTATATCCAGTCATTCCTTTTTCTGTTCTTGCAAAATCATAATACTTTCCTGTACTGCTCAAAGGTCTGCCAGGTGTAGGATCTCTTGGAGCAAGGTTGTAAAGTTTTATTACTTCATCAAGATTGCCATTCTGTTCTGCTTGCTTTATAAGTTCAGAAGGAAATGGTATTGGCCTACCTGATGCATTGGCACGTAAGCCTTCTACAAAAAGAGACACAAAAGGATTTCCTTCTGCATATGTTGTTGCTGCTTTCTGTGCAGTAAAAGTCAAAGCAGTATTTACAGCATCAACCAAACGAAGTTCTTGTCGTTTCTCTTCATTTGTCATTGCATTAAAGCCACCCATAACAAGTAAACTTGCTGTACTCATTAGCTCAAACATTGAAACAGATGGATTGGCCGGTCCACTTACATAAAAATCTGTACCTTCTGTGGACTCATTAAATATATTAAAGATTCGAGAGTCTTGTTGCATCTGCATAGCACGATCTTCTGTCTCAGTATTCAGTCTTGATTGCGCTCGTAACAATCCTAGTGATGGATTTGCAACATCACCCAATACTCCACGATACAATGTATTGATAGTCTCAGCACCCATTGTACGCATAAAAGAATAAAAGTATATATACTTAGATATGTACTGTCTTTCAAGGTCAGTCAATGATCCATAGTCCAACATCGAACGTCTAGCTTTTTCAGAAGCCTGTAAGACTGTGTCACCATCTTTAAGAGATTCCAAAAATACAAACCTTCTCATTTCTGTATCTTGTAGCTTTGCAAACTCAGCCCACATATTTTTTCCAGATGGAGATATATTGTCATAGACTTTTTTTACTACTCCGAAAGGATGACCGTAACGTGCCCTTCCATCAGCAGTCAGCTTTGCATCTATCAAAAATCTATTCCATTGCGTATCCATAAAGTCTGAATCTGCTCGCGAAAACAATACACCATTTTCTCTCATTGCTTCACGAAGCTCACCTGCTGTCAAGTCACGAACAGCACCATCGGCTTGTCGTATGATTACTTCATCAGCTGGAGCTACCATTACTTTGTTAGCTTTAAAAAATCCTCCCAAAGATTTATTTCCTGTAACTCTTCGTACACCTGCTGCGATAACAGGATCAAGGCCCATAGTAAATGCCAATCCAGTAAACTTTGCTGCTGTGCTTACTTTCATTGAACCTGAACCAAGAGCAGCAAAAAATAAATATGGTGCTGTTGCTCTGTTCATACCAAAGAATCTTGTAGCTGGAGCGAAACCACCACCCAACATTCTCGCAATACTCCAACGTCTTACCAAAGAAGCAGCATCTGGAAAAAAATACCGTAAATAATCTGCTTGTGGATTTTTTGTTGCAGCATATTGTTTTTGTAGCTGATTCAAAAATCTTGTTGTTTTTTTCTCTGAATGAGAAATCATATCAAGGACTTTTGTTATTTGTTCTTGATTCGATTCTCCAAAAATAACACCAATGTTTTTTTTGCCTATGTATTCGATGCGGGGCTGCATCTTCTTTATATTATCCAACATTACTTCATTGCTGACACCATAACGAGTCATGTAATCTGACACACTTTTCATCTGTTGAGTAAACAATCCATCTGTTATTCCATCAGAACGTAAAGTAAGATTGTTCAGGTATTGTTTTCGCATCGAAACAAGTACTCCTTCGCCTGAAAATAAATCTCTTTCAAACATCTCTACAATCTTTTGTTGTTCTGTTGTCAATCCTGTTTCACTAAACTTGCTAAGTATTTCATCCAGTATTTTACGTGACTTTTCTTCTACCGTTGCAAAAGTTTTACTGGTTAATGTTCCTGTTTCATAAAGATTGACAGCAAAATCATCTACATCATTTAATACAGGACTTCCTTCATCTATCATCTTTGCAAGATACTTATTAAAAAATGCTCCTTGTACTTCTCTACTGCTGTTCCTCCATATATCTACTGCCATTCCATCAAACAATGCTTCTCTTATTTGATGCATCCAAAGTTCAAGTGTCTCTTCATCTAGCAAACCTTTCTTCTTTGCTAGCTGTGCTGTATTCTTTAACTGTACTACCAGCTCATCTGCGATTTCTTTTGTAGATTCTAATCCCAATGTAGCAACTTGACTTCGTTCAAGATTGACAAACATGTCAGGAGAACGAGCAATAAAATCATCAATCTGCAATGCCATATCTTTTGTTCGTTGTTTCGATGATTCCTTTATAGTTTGCAATCGTCAAAGGAATAATGTTGTTGGGTTCCCAATAAGGCGCTGTTTTGTCTATACGAATCAAGTCATATATATTATCTTTCCAACGAGCAGGAATGTCTTTTACATTGGGAGGAAGCTGAAAAAAATCTTCTACAACACTTTTCCACAATCTTGCTCTATATATCTGCTCGGATGCTACTTCCATGTTCTCTTCCAGGAAGTCCACTTGTTTTACAAAATCATCATACTTAATGTTTTTGGGGTCTATTCCCATCTGTATTGATAAAAAATCTGTAACATTATCTCGGCCATACTTATCGGACAACTGCAAAACTTTTCTGTTTACTGCAACACGTTCGCTCTTTGTTTCTGCTTGTGCAACTTTTTTATCAATAGCTTGATCTATACGTTGTTGTAGTTTTTCTAGCTTTGTATCTGTTGCTTGCTTTAACTTTTGATATTTTTCTCCTTCTTCAAGGTTTGCTATTGTATCATACAAAGCATCACGTTCTGCTTTAGCTACTTGACTTAACAACTTTTGAGACTGTTCATATTCATTGATTGTTATATCTGCTTTGCCTTTATACTTCTCTTCTACATTAAATAAATCTTTTAACTTTTGTTGATAGATTTCATCTTCTACATCAATACGCTCCATTAAAGCAAACATTTCCTCACGCTCAGGAGCAATAGATTCATCAAGAAACTTACGCATTTCTTTATATTCTTTTACACTTTTATTTATTCGTGCTTTATATTTTGTCTGTGCATTATCTATAACTTCTTGAATCTTTTGTATTTTTGCTGTGTCTCCTTTTCCAAAAGTATTGTACAAACGCTTTCTATCTGCTTTAATCTTTTGTTCCAACAGTTCTTCTGCAACTTCTTTATTGTTTAAAACCATAGCATAGGCTTCTTTGTATTCTTTATCAAGAGCTTTTATTTGACGTGCAAGACCAAACCGCTTCTTTGTTTGTGTAGCTTTTGTTGTATAATCTGAAACTACTGTTCTCTGTTTATTACGTAACTCTATAAACTTTCTGCTATATGCTTTATGTATACGTTCAAGTTCATTGTTTTGTTGTTTTGCTAATCTTTGTCTTGCTGTTATTGCTGCATCTTCAAACTGATCTATCTTTTGTACGCGAGTATCACCCAGATTTTGTTGTGCTGCACGTTTATTCATTGATGCAGTAAGTACTTCTTTTTCATAATCTTTTCGTATCTTATTAAAATCTTTCTGGTATGTCTTTGATAATGTGTCTTCTGCAACTTTCATTTTTTTTTCAAAATCATCCATCATTTCTACATACTTTTGAGCATGCAGTTCTCTCATTTTTTGAACACTTGATTTATTTCTTAAAAACTCTCTACTATAATCTCTTTCAATACGATCTAAATCTTTTTGATGATTTTGAGATAATGTACGTTTAAATGTTTCTAATCTATTTTCAAAGTTACTTACTAACCTTTCAGATTCTTTTGCAAAAGCATCATCTATTATTGATTGACGAGTCTCAATCAATGATTCTATTCGAGGTGCATATTGTTTGCTAAAATCTATCTCACCTACAAACTCACTGCGAGCAGTAGAAGCAATGTCCATATCATCCTGTACTCTCGGACTACCTTTTATTTTTGATTGCTGTTGTATCTCTATGTCTTGACGTATGTAAGATTCCAACACGTTATCAAAATGTTGTTCAGCCTGAGCTGAGTTCGCAGGTTGTATCTGTTCTAATACTTCATCAATCGCTGAGTTATGTGCACGTGTAATAGCTGCATTAAACTGTCGAAACATAGGAGGAGCATCATCAGACAACTTCAACCATTCAGCTATCTTTCCTGTGCTTCTGCTTATTGTTCCACCTTTGGTAGCGATTAAACGTATAGAGTTTGCAATACCTTTGGCTGTCACCACAGCAGATACAGGTGCTTGGCCTGAGCTGACAAGAGTTTGTCTCAATGCTCCTGAAGGTATCTCAGCCATCTGTGATGTAAGTGTACCTGTTTTCAAGCGTACACCATTCATTATATTTAAAGCCAACTCTCCTTTTATTATGTCTGTCAATAGATTTGTTTCTGCATTTGTAAACTTTACAGATGTATCTTTAACCATATCTACATCAGCAAGTTTGTTTAGTTTTGCTTGCAGTTCACCAGGCAATGTAAAGCCTGTTCGTCTTTGCAATAACTTTATTCTTCTTCCAGCTTGTGGAGTAAAGTTCCCTCCCTGAGATTCAAAATAGGGTTGTTGTTCTACATCTAACTTTTTCTGTAAAGTTTTGTTTTTTACATTTTTATATGGGACCGCTACTGTTCTACTTACATAGATAAAATCATCTGGAATGTTCTTTAAAAAGTTATCTCGCATTACATCTGAGACAGCATTTCGCGTAGCAGAATAAACATCACTAGGTTTAAAAGAAAGATCGTTTGCTTTCCAAACTCCCTTTTGTTGAAGAGAATCAAAAACTTTTCCCAAACGAATAATCTCATCAGGAATCAAAGGCTTTGTTCTTTGTTTTGTCAACAGCTCATATCCTTCATCCCAAAGTTTCATAGCATCATCAGGAACACGTCCTTCCAAACGAGCATCATTCCAAAATCTTAAGTCCTCCATTTTTGTTTTATTAACTGAACGATTGACTATATCTACATCACGAAGAGGTTTTTGTCCTCTTGTTAAGTTTGCTTCTACATCGTCTGCAACTTGTTTTGTTCTACGCAGTACAACTCTTTCATTCTTTCCTGTGACTGCTGCACCATCAAAAACTTCGTCCATCTTCTGTATACGAGATTGCAACTGTTCAGGTGTAA